CAAGCCAAGGGAAGCAAGGGCAAGGCTTCCCCAAAGCCAAGCTTCAGGCTGGCCAGCCTTTGAAGCCAAGCAAACGCAATCAAAGGCAAACAAGGCAACGGAACACGCAAGAAACAAGCAACGGGTTTTCATTAGGTTTGTGGGTTTGTGGGTTTGTGGGTTTGTTTCCCTTCCAAAGGTAGGAAAGGAAGGGGAAAGCCTTGCCCCTTTTGGAGCAAAGCTTCCCGCCTTCCTTCCCTTCCCTAGGCTTCCGCAAGGGCAACGCCTTGCGCCTTCAGTTGCTCTTCAATCCAAGCCTTTGTTGCCGCTTCCGTTGTCCAAGCGTTTGTTTCGGAACTACGCATTCCCTTCAGACCAATATCGGTTTCGGGGGGTGTCCAATCTTGAATAACCTTTCCGTACCCTTGCCCCTCGTCTGCACCTAATTGCTTCCAAATTGGGGTTGCTTCCATAATCCGAAACCAGCAGCGACGGAAGGCGTCTTCACAAACAAGCCAAAATGCAAGCTTGTCTTCATCCAAAGCTTCCCCAAAGCCTTTCAAGACAACGGAAGAGCGCAACCCAAACCCCTCTTCCAACCCGTTCAACGCAATTCCCGCCTTCACACAAACGGAACGGCCGCTTGCCTCCAATAGCTGGACCAAAGCCAACACGGCCGCACCCCTTTGCCTAATGATTGAAGCGGGAACGATTGCGGAAACGCTGCAGTTCAACCCAATTGTGACAAGCTTCCCGCCTTTGGTTTCCTCTTCCGTTTCGACAACCTGAAGCCAAGCTTCAGGCTGGCCCGTGAGAACTAAGCCAACGTCAAAGAATAAACCCGTTTCAGCGGGGGTGAAGGTTTCCTTCAGCATGCCAGAACCAACCCGTGAAACGTAGGCTTCAGACAAGGCTTTCACCTTTGCCAAGCCTTCAGGCCAGCCTTGCAAGGCGGCCGTTTCACAAGCTTTCCAATCTTGAAAGGCGTTGAAATCGGAACGCTTCAGCCTTTCTGAAGCTTTGGGTTGTGGGTTGCCCTTGGCTTGTTCCGAATAGGCAAACAAGGCGGAAAGGGAAGGGAAGTTTAGTTCAAGAATCATTTTCTTTCCTTTCTTAAGGTTAAGCGGAAAGAAGCTTATGGCCCGAAACTTTGTCCAAGCTTTTCACAAGCAACCCCTTTTCCAGCCAAGCGGCCCCAACCCCTAAGCTTGCAAGCTTTGCCCCCATTAGGCTTGCCCTAGGGGAAACGACAACCTTCAGGCCATGCTTTTCAGCGTTTGCCCTTGCCCGTTGTACGGCCTGAAACCAATTAAGAGCGGAAGGAACGCCTTGTTCCTTCAGATTGAAGGAAGGGGAAGGAACGCCTTCAATGCCAAGGAAGGAAGCCTCCAAGCCTTCATCTAAGGGCAACTCGAGAAAGAAAAAGCGGTCCAAGGTTGCCGCGTCAATCTGATTGCGTCCAACGTAACCCCCCGTTGCTCCGTTGCCCCATGTGTTGGCGGCCGCAACGCACACAAAGCCTTCACCCCGTTTCACTTGTCTATCGGGAAAAGACATTTCACCGTTTGCCAAAGCGGCATTCAAGACAGCCAACACGTTTGGGTTACCGTTGTCAGCTTCATCCAAGCAAAACACGAAGCCTTGCTCAAAGGCTTCACGGAAAGGCGTTGAGCGGTAAACGCCGTTTGCGTCAATGAAGCCTAGCAAGTCCGTTTTTGTCGTTTGCGCGCAAACGGAAACGGAGCGGTGCTCACGTCCAAGCAAGGAAGCGGCCGCCCCAACAAGGCTTGTTTTCCCGCTTCCTGCAGGTCCAACAAGCCAAACATGCACCCCCGCCTTCAGACAAGCCAACACAAGGGGAAAGAAAGCATGTTCCCGCCTTTCTGTCTTCACTTCCTTCCCGCCTTCAAAGGTGAAGACGTGTCTTGTTTCCGTAGGCTTCAGCCTTTCCGCAATCAGTTCCTTCACTCTGTCTTCATCCAAGGCCGCTTTGGTTTGAACGAGAGACAAGGCTTGAAGCATGAGTTGCGCGGCCGTTTCGTTTCCAGCTGAAGCGGGAACGGAAGCGGGAACGGCCGCCCTTTCCGCCTTCAGGCTTTCAAGCTTCGTGTTGCTCTGATCTGTCCAAGCTTCGTTCAGTTCCGCCATGGTCAGAGAATCGGCAAGCTTGGAAGCTACGCCGTTCTCCCGTAACCAATTACGCAAAAACGCCCTTGCTTCCGCACCGCTCAATGTTTCGTTTCGGTTATACAACATACAACTGTCTTTCTTTGTTTCGTTTAGGGTTGCGCCTTGCCCCTTCAGGGAAGGGAAAAGACTGAAGCTTCAGACTAGGGAAGCAATAGAAGCTTGCAAGCTTTCTTTGTGTCTTTTCTTCACTTCTTTTCTTCAGGAAGCGGAAAGCAAGGAAGCAAGGCGGAAGACTGCAGACAACCCGCAACGGCCGCCAAAGCGGAAGCGGGAAGGAACGGAGCGGAAGCGGAAGGGCAAGGCTGAAGCGGGAAGGCTTGGAAGGCTTGGAAGGCTTTGGGAATGCGTTCCCTTGCTTGGCTGCAGCCTTGCGGCCGTTGTCTTCCCCTTGCTTGCCTTCCGTTTCCCCTCCCGCCTTCCCGCCTTGTCTCGTTTCTTCCGCTGCAGCTGCAGACAAGCGGCCGCCCTTCAGCTGCAGCCTTTCCGCCTTCCGTTGTCTGCAGAGACAAGACAGAGACAAGACAGAGACAAGGCAAACGGCCGCCTTCCGGGTTGCTTTGGCTGCAGACAAGCGGGAAAGACAAGCGGGAAAGACAAGCCAACAGAGAAAAAGCCTTGTATATTGCAATGCTTTGTCTGCAGGTTGCAAGACAAGAGGGGGAGGGGATCGACAAAGGTTGGGGAAGGCAGCGGCGTACGAGTCCCCCCGCCCACAAAATTTGTGCTACACAAGGCCAACCCTCAGAGCAGCCTGCCACAGCTTTGCGCTTGCGGTGCGTAGGAAAGTGTATAGTTTTTGAACACTATGAGTGATGTTTTTACAGTAAGCGAAAAGTTCGTAAAAGACAGAGATGGCAGCGCATACGATCTTGGCTTGTACAAAGAAGGGCAAGATTACGTTCGCAGAAGGAACCGATTTGGCTTTCGTGTTATTTTTCGCAAGGGATTCTTGGACGAAAAGGCGGATGTTGTTGATCCGAGCTTGGTGGAGCACAAGCAGCACGTTGAGCAGGCAGAGGAGCTGCCCGGCAGTGAGCCGGTGCGCGTGGTGGTGCCGGAGCATTCAGGGCATCCAGTTGTGGCGAAGATCACCAAGACTTATCCGAACCCTAGGTTTGTGGAAACGGACGTTTGCGGCCGAGTGTTCTGTGGAGAGAAAGGCAGAAGCCTGAAAGCGGGCAGGGTGATTTTGGTGGCTGATGGCAGGCTTGTGCTTGGCAAGGCTGGTGTACCTGCTGCATTGGCTACTTAAACAGTGATGCACTTAGCGGTTGTTACTTCCGGTAAGCTCAAGCCTGAGTCTGAGCAGAGTACCCCCAAGACTCAGCGTTGGCCGCTTAGGCTTGGGAGTATGCTCTTAGCGTCGAACTTCCGTATAAGTCGCACCGTCATCGTCGCGTTCACAGTATCGGCTCATGGCTACCCGTTCAAAAAGCCTTAGTCTCTGTCGCGGACGACTGTGCAGCACTCGCAGCCTCGAGAAGGTGCGATTTTTAATCTGGGTCAGGAGGTACACCCAGAACCATGTCTTCGCCTGTGGGTCCATCTCTCAGGTTGACCAGAGGGTACGCGGCAGCAAATGTAGTGTGCTGCAGTCACAAAACTAGCAAGGTAACCTAGCATGTCAACATCCGAACAAGAAATTCTGACAGAAAGCCAAAGGGCAAAGCTCATCGAGAAAATCGTGGCCTTCGACCTTTCCGATCATCCGATCATCCCGGCTCCAAATGAGCAGCAACGGCTGAACATGATTGAGAACATTGGCCCGCAACAAGTGATGCGGATGTTTTTGGCTAGAGAGCAAAGAATCCGGGCAGAGCAGGAAGACCCCTACAGGTACGGAACAGAGCTGCAGGCTTGGGGTGACGCCGACAGAATCATCAACAGCAGAAACGAGCTGCTCATCCTTGGAGGGAACCGTGCCTCAAAGACGGAGTATGCAGCCAAGCGGATTGCTCAAGCCTTTGTGGGGAAAGATTTGTCTGGAACCATGCCGGACTGGATCAAGGAACGCGCACGCAAGCGTGGCCTAAACATCTGGTGCCTGCACCAGTCTCACTTTACCAGCGTGTCGATGCAGCAGAATGTATTGCACAAATACTTGCCAAAAGAGCTTAAAGAAGCGAAGCGAAGCCCAAACGTGCAGGTGGCGTGGACGCAGAAGAACGGCTTCTCAGACAACACTGCTGTGTACCAGAAGAACCAGATATGGTTTTTGAACTACTTTCAGGACATCAAGATCATTGAAGGCGGCGAAGTGGATATTGTCTGGTGTGATGAGCTGGTGCCAAAAGATTGGCTCGAGACGTTGCGCTACCGTTTGGTGACCCGGAACGGAAAGCTGCTTGTGACCTTTACTCCGATTCAAGGCTACACGCAGGTGGTCAAAGAGTTCATCTCCACGGCTAAAATTACAGAGTGGAAAGAGTCAGATTTGCTGCCAGAGCACAACGTGCTCACTGTGCCAAAGGGGCACATGCCCTACATTGCAGATGGAGTGTACGGAAAACACGGCTGCATCTGGTTTCACTCAAAGCTGAATCCCTACAACAACTGGGAGCGGATGAAGCAGGAGCTGAAAGGCCGAAGCACGCA